CTCCTGCGGCTTGCCCGTGAGACGTTCGACCACGAGTTGCAGTCGAAGGTCTCGACGGGCAGCCGCTTCGCCGGTTTTGATCTTGGTCAACATGTCGCGGGCGCGACTGCCGGTCAGGAGTCCGGCCCGAGCGGCGCGCCACTCGTCGGAGCGTTGCTCGGCTTCGATGATGGTGAACTTCACGGCTGCACCTTTTGGGCTTTATTCTTTGTCGTGGCCCACCACATGCTGTCGTTGTCCACGACGAATCGGCGCATTTCCTTGTCGGAGCGCTTCCACGCATCCTGGAGGCGTGCGAGTCCTTCATCGGCGAGCGCTGACATGTCGGCCTTCCAGTTGCCGTAACCCTCCGGGGCTTGCACGGCCTTCTTTGGCGGCTCCGGATCGTTGCCGTCGCGATCCTCTTCGCCGATGGCAATATTGAAGATGCCCTTCAGCAGGTAGCGCGCACCGTATGACCCGGCGGCACCAGCTGCGTGCGTCTTCGTCATGACATCGCCGCCCTTCGCCCCCTTGCCATCCGCAGGCATGTCGCGGTGGTAGGTGCGCATATGTCCGCCGGTGTGCGACATGTAGCAGAGCACGCGAACGTGTTCGGACTTCGGAGACTCACCTTCGTCGAAGCTCAAGGCGAAGCCATGTCGCGTGTAGACCGGCCGCAGGATGCGATCCAGCTTGGCGTACGTCGCATATTTGCTGCGCGTCTGAGGATTCGTGGCGTCCGCCGAGATCGTGCCCATTTCCATTTGGGCGGCAGTCAAAGCCTGATTGAACTGCGCCTCGGCGTCGCGAGCTAAGATGCGCTCGTGCATCGCCATCAGCCGCTCCATCTTGTCGATATCAACTTGCGGATTGACGGCCGCGCGCTCGATCACCTGAATCAGCGACGTGGCATTGCTAACCGGCTCAGCCGGTCGCTCGATCACTGCACTCACTTTTGCAATCTCCTCATTAGTCTCTTGACCCACCGCCTAACGCGGCCGGCCGTCGTGTACGTCGCCATCGGCTCACCGAGCTTGGCCGCAGTGGGGAATCTGATGACTTTGTAGTTGTTCACAGCGGGCCGCTCTTGAGTTGGCCCGTCTCGTAGTCGTACGGGATCAGCTCGCGCTCCGGCTCGTCCTGAAACTCCGCTCGCAGGCGCTGGCGCAACGGCAATTGAGCAATGCGTCGCAGCTCGCGACGTTGGATCGCGTCCCACAGATCGGCGGCAGGATCGACCACCTCGTCCATCTGCCGGTTGATCTCGGCTAAGTCGATCTCACCGGGCATGGGGCGCTCGAGGTCGATCAGCGTCTTGAACTTGCCGGTGTCGTCGTACTCGGTTCCATCTACGATGAGTAGGTTCACGGTTTTCTCCAGCTCTGAGCTACCAGTTGTCGCGCTAGACTTCTTCGCGACCTTCCCAAAGACCATTGGCGTATGCGTCGCGAATTTCTCGCTGCGCTTCGCGAATCTCATCGTTGAGTTGCTTGCGAAGTGAACGGACAACCTCGGCGGCTTCTGCGGCAAGCGCTGTCAGATTCGAATGGTCCTGAGCGGCCAGAGCCGCTTCGATTCGATCTTCAATGCGTACTGGGCGATTCATGGTTATCTCCGTTCGTGTGCGGTGTCGGGTCAGGCGACTTTGCTTTTGCCCTTCCACTCTTCGTCTTTCTCGATGGTCGCTTTGAACATCAGGTTGCCCTGGACATGGAAAGCGACGATGCCCTCGGGCTTCATGAAACCCGGTGCCGCAAAAGAGCCGTTCGACTTCAGCATGTCGAGCGCGAGATGGGCCACCGAGAAGGACTCGGTCGGTATGCCTCTCACAATGACAGGCACCACATGGCAGCAAGCTGGGCGGGTCGCCGAATCGCCCCAGCGGCTCACGTTGAACAGGGAGAAGCGCTTCTCGGTGAGGCCGTAGCCGCGCTGGATTCCCTGACCCCACCATTCGCCAAAGTGATGGCCGGGGCCGAGCTTCAGCAGCTCATCGCGATTCGCTTCGACCCACTTGGCGAAGCCGAAGTTGTCGTCGGTCGGCGTGATGATCCGCGAGCGCGACTGTGCCGCGATCTGCGTGCCGTCGTCGCTGACGATCACGGCGGCATTCGTGCCGTCGATCTTCTCGGTCACAATCACCTCGCGGTTGAGGCGCGCGATCTTGGGAAACTCTTTGAATTCCACGTTCAATACTCCGGTAGTGATTTGTGCGGTGTCGCTCAGGCCATGCCAAGCGAGCGACGCCACGTGTGATCTGCGATGTGGCCGCAATGTTCAATGGCTATTTCGAATGCGGCGACGCGGCTTGCTTCGGCATACACGCCCGCGCAGAGAGCGATGCGAGCCATCTTCGAGCGATCCGTGCGTTGGTCGAGCATCTCCACGATGAAGTCCCGGCGAGCATCATGTGCAGCCTGGACCGCAGCAATGGTATTAGCGGTCAGCACCTCGGCCGCATGCTCACCGTGAGTCGCGACGATTTGCGCCGCCAGCTCGGAGAAATACGCTTTCTGTTCTATGGTCAGTTCGCTGTTCATATAGCTGTTCTCGCTCTATTAGCTCAGCAACGCTTTCGCGCGCTCCATCACTTCCACTGGAATCGACGCAGCCGACGTCCAATACGAATCTCCGGGCTCACAGCTCGCGTCGTACGTGTTGTCGTACTCGCTCACGATCTGGCGCAGCACGCTCTCCAGCTTGGAAATGCGGTCACAGGCGGCATCCAGAGTTTTCCGGCTGATCTCGTTCATATATTCCTCAGCAACCGCATCGCCTGCGGATACGTGCGAACACAGACCACGCCATACACCTCGATCCACATGCGACCGCGCTTGGAGATGATGCGGAGGGGAGCGTTCATGTCAGTTCTTCGCCTTGAGTTGATCGCCAGAGACTTCCCAACGCCGCGCCAAATTGTGCTTGCGAACGTTGACTAGCGTCGTTCCGCCATTAGCAAGTGGTGCTTCGACCTTGACCGTGTTCTTGTTGAAGCTCACTACACGCACTGGAATCTTCTCCTCGAAACCGTAACCTCTCGCGGTGGATCGCAGCCAAGTCGCTTGCTGTCCGACACCAATACAGCCGCACATCGGCTCCTGCGTGTACTGATGCACAGTCATGCGTTTGCACATGGGGCACTTGCTAGCGGATGTTCCGGCTTGCTCTTCTGGGGTGCACTTCCTTACCGCGACGAGCCGCTGGTATTCGGTCGCCGGATCTTCCGAGCCCCTAGAATCTGCCCAACATTTCTCGCAGGCGCTCACAGCGCGAGCTCGCGCGCCTTCGCGAGCGAATCGCCATTACGTACTAGGATCAGCTTGACCTGCGCGTCGGGGCGGACAGAGCGGAAGGACTCGGCGCACTGCTTGGCCCAGGTCCGCACTTCATCGCCCAACACTTCGAAGGTATTGTCGAAGCAACCGTCGCTCCGGGACTCGGTGACTACGTTCGCCAGGTACATCTCGTTGCCCTCGTGTTTACCGTCGTGTCCTGCGCTTGGTGCGCTAGGCGATGGAGCTAGAGTATTACACGCGCGTAAGGAAAGCAATCCCTACATGTAATGTTTTGCGCAAAAAGAAGGGCTCCTGAGTGGAGCCCGTTCTTTCAATGGCTTAGCGCTTCGATCGCTCTATCGGCGTCACGTTGCTGGAGCGATAGGCTTCTTTGAGTCGTTGCTCGCGCTCAATGATGCGCTCGACCTGTTCGACGAGGGCGTAGTACTCATCTGGCGGCAGCACCTCCAGCTTCTCGGCGAGAAGGAGGGTCTCCAGACGGTACTTGGTGAATATGCGTTCCATCTCAGCGGACATCGGTTCGCCGCGCAGTAGATTCCTCGGTATTCCAAGGACGTGGAAGGTGGCTTCGACCGCATCCGGGCCGACGCGCTGCTTGCCAGCCAATATACGCGAAAGGCTCGCCTGAGACAGCGGGTGACCTTTCTGTTCGTACAGCCTGGCGAGCGCGCCAAGGTTGAGCTTCCCGTCGCGCCAGAGCCCGCGATGGGGCTTCGCCGCGGCCATGACCAGCTCTTTGAATGTGGGCTGCGTGGGCTTCATGGGTCGATTTTCTTGCCCCCGCGCCCCCGGCTGCAAAGAACCATCCGAGCATGTATAGACATCGTTGCGTGCATGTATTAGTCTCGGGCGCATGGTCGCTGAAAAACCCACCAATCTCCGGTACGTGATCGAAAAGCTCATTGAAGTCGCCGATATGTCGGAGGTGGCGATCACCGATGCCATTCGTGCTGAAGGCACGGAGGTGACGGCAGCCACCATCAACCGAATCAAGACGGGACACATCAAGCGCACGAGTTTCGATATTGGTGCCGCGTTGATGCGGCTTTACGAGCGACACGTGCAGCAAAAGGTTGCTTGAGTTCATTTTTTTTGGCCAGAGCTAGGTCAGTCCAATCGTGTCC